AAGTAATAAAAGAAGTTGTTGATAGTGGAGGGGATCAATCTAAAGTAATTAGTACACTAGCTACTCTACCTGCCGAACAATTAAAGAAAGCCATTAAAGAGAACGACAATATATTTTATAGTAAGTTGGCATTAGAAGAACAGTCTAATAAAAGGGGTAAGATGGTGGATTTACCTAAAAATCTAATAGATAACTTTAGAAAGAAAGCTCACTTCGGTTATCAACAAGCAATCCATAAAAGAAAGGATAAAGATGGCAGGGAAGCCAAGACAAAAGATTTTCTGTCAAAGTTTAACAAGAAGAAGTAAACGACCTTGTTTGGCAAAAGGTTTTTTATGTGCTAATGGTAAGTACCTATGCAGATTTCATGGGTATAATAATATTTTAGGGTTTAAGAAACCCAACTACACAGATGACAAAAGAATTAACCAACTCAAAGCACTCTACCAATTCAGAAATAAAACAAGAGAAGAAGTCCAAGAATACTATTACTCCATTGTTAAACCCAAGCTCATTAAAGGAACAAAATCTGAATACCATAGAAGAACAGCTCGTAAGAGGTCTAACACTTTCAGAAATACTAGATCAAAAGCAGTATCAGTTCAGCTTGATGAAGTTTTATCATTTTTTAAAAAAAAATCCAAAGTTAGAGAGTAGGATTATTGAAGCTCGTAAGTTAGGAGTCCAAACTTTAATTGATAAGATGTTGCAGATATTCCAACATCAAGAAGTAGAAAATCCTAATCAAATCTTATGGATAAGAGAGAAAACAAAGTTTATTCAGTATCTTGCTGGTCATCTAACCGACCTCTATTCCAATAATAAGGTACAGAATATTAAATCTGATACAAACTTAACTGTTTCTTGGTCTGACCATTCTTCTTTGATTGATGCCAACGCAGAAGATATTGACGAAAGTAAGAACCACCCCCAAGATAAAGGTTCTTAAGAGTTTCTATTTGTAGCTCTTTAATATTATTCCCAACCTTGCGATCTTCTATATTTTTTCCAATAGTCATTTTTCTTTTTATCCTTATACCATTGATAGCCTAACACTATAACAGCTACCAATATAATTAATATTAATTGTTTCTCGCTACTCATTTATTCCCCTTTCCATACCTTTCAATATCAGTTTCAGTACCATCTGCATTAATTTCATATTGATGATCTTTAATTTTTGCATACCAATATATATCTTTGCTATGAAAATTAATTGTCAATATATCGTAATCACTTGTTTCAGGTATTTCATCATATTTTACAGGACACTTATCAAGCCATTTTTTAAACTTCTCGCTACTCATCTGATACCTTAACCTTTCTATAAGCTACAACTTTAAAATCATAACCTATTGTATTGTCATCTGATTTTAATTTTAAATTGTTTACCCAATCCATTAAAGGATTACCTTTACAATCATAATCTACACCAATAAAAGCAGGTTCTTTAAACTTTATCCAATCGCTACTCATTATTATTCCCCTTGTTTATTGTGTTAAGCTCTCTTTCTTCCTTAGCTTGTTTCATACTATCATCTTCCACTTTATCCATAGAAGATTTAATACCTGACAAGTTCTTTTCATTTATGAACTCAATAACATGATCGCTTAACCTCTCGCTGTCTCTAAATGGGTTAAGTTCTGTCCATGAGCTGTCTGATGGTACATTAGTTAAATCAACTCCATTCTTTTTATAAACATAGTCAATCAACCATTGTGATACTTTATTTGTCATCTTTCCCCTTTGTTTGTTTTTATATTTATCTTAACCATTTTGGTTTATTATACAACCTCTTTTTTTTCATTCTTTTCTTTTAAATAATTATAAGGGTTATATCTTATTATTGCTTTAGTTTTATAAGACTTATTCATTTTTTCTACCCATCTAATATATTCTCTTTCAGTAAATTTAAATGTTTCGTACATATTTATTACCCCTTCATTGTTGAGGGGGTTTTTAAACCCCCTGTTTATTATTTAATTAAAGTTAGATTGTACTTTTTTTCTCCATTCATTTGCATATGATTTTTGTTTAATTGGTGTAAGTTGATTAAATACATTTTTTTTCATATCATAATAATGTGGACCTATTGTTTCATCCATTATTTTTATAAATACCTCTTTGTTTAAATAATCGTATCTAATTAAACCAATTACAGCTACAACTTGATCCTTGAATTTACATGCTGAATATATTGCGTATTCTTTATTTTCAACATGCTCAACATTAAAATCAATAATTGGTAATGATAAGTCCATTTTAAAAGCCTCAACTACTGATGGTTTTTTATTGTATTTAACTGATATTGAACCCATGTTTTCTCCTTTGTTAGTTGTTTATTGTTCAAAGCTAATATAATTTCTAAAATTAATATTCTTAAAGAAATCTTTATTAGATTTAGAATACATATACATATATTCATTTGGTTTATTTAAACCTTTACTTTTAGCATTTTCAAAAGCAGTTTTATGATCTCTTGTATACATCACATCGCCATCTTTGAATTTGATTAAGGTATTAAATTTAGTCATATTATTTTCTCCTGTTGTTTATGTATTAACCATAATGGTTATAGTATTAGAAGTAAATATATATTGTGTTCATAATGGGTTTAAATAATAGTGTGATATAAATGCAACTGTGATAAATATACAACACTATGAGATATACTTACTTAATAAAAGATCAGTCAGGCAAGGAAGAAGAATACAAGGCTATGAGTTATCGTAAACTATTAAAGAAGTTATCAAGTAAATATTCAAATAAGATAGTTCAGATTAATTATAAAAATAAAAAGGATCATCATCTTGTTAAGATTGTAAAGATTAAAGAGGTTGATTAATTGTTGTTGAATGTTCCTATTCTAATAATCAAACAGCTCCACCTTCCCTCGCATATATAATCGGTCAGTAGTATTGACCTATATATTAAAGCATTAACCAGCTCGGTATAGTGATAAGTAAACAGTTATCGGTAATAAAGCTATATTATCTAGGCAACTGACTAAATTTACAAAGCTATTGGTAGGGTATACCCCTAGCGACACGCACCATTTTATTTATATATATACATGGGACTCGAGGACACCTTTACAGACACAGCCTTAGCCACCCCTCCAGATTAACCCACACCTTTATTTGCCAAGCCTTTCTAGTTTAATTATTTTTTAATTACTATATGTTGTGTACTATGTGGGAATATATACAAGACGATTTAATTTCTATTGTTGCTATAGATGAAAAGACTAATACCCTTTGCATAAAAATATATGGATTACAAAATAAAGTGGCTGCAGAAACTTTTGCACATTATACCATGAGTTTATTACAGTTTGATTATCATAATGCTGAGTATAGTATGCCTAGCAAGATGATACACTAGATATGGATATTAAGATACCTTACACCCCCAGAAAACACCAAGCACATTTACATAATCAAATATCTAAACATAGATGGTCGGTGCTAGTTTGCCATCGAAGGTTCGGCAAAACAGTATGTATGATTAATCACCTTATACGATCTGCCTTATTATCGAAACAAAAGAACCCAAGATATGCCTACATCTCGCCAACATTTAAACAAAGTAAATCAATCGCTTGGGATTACATGAAACAGTTTACCGCCAAGATACCTTACACAAAGTTTAATGAAACTGAATTAAGGGTAGATTTACCTAATGGTGCAAGAATAACTTTACTTGGGTCGGAAAACTCCGATGGGTTGAGGGGTATCTACCTAGATGGATGTGTGATTGATGAGTATGCGAATGTCAATGAAAAACTATTTCCTGAAATCATAAGACCCGCATTATCCGATAGAAAAGGTTACTGCGTATTTATTGGAACTCCACAAGGAATGAATAATAATTTTTACGAACTCTACCAACACGCACAAGGAGCAGAGGATTGGTTTGATTATAAAGCTAAAGCTAGTGATACTAAGATTGTAGATAACGATGAGCTGGTCAAGGCAAAAGAAGTTATGGGAGAGAAAAAGTATCTACAAGAGTTTGAGTGCGATTGGATAGCGAATATAGAAGGATCAATTTACAATGATACTTTAGTACAAATGGAAGATAAAAAACAATTAACCAGAGTACCTTACGATCCAGCATTGCCTGTAAATACTTCTTGGGATTTAGGAGTTTCAGATCATAGTGCTATTATTTTTTTTCAGCAACTAGGAAGATCAATTAACATTATTGACTACCATGAAGAACGGGGACAAGGATTACCTCACTATATTCAGATATTAAAGGAAAAGGATTATATTTATAAAGATCATTTTGCACCGCATGATATAGAAGTTACTGATTTTAGTAATGGTAAAACTAGAAGAGATGTAGCTTATCAGCTAGGAATAAGATTTAAAGTTGTTCCTAAAATACCTTTAGAAGATGGTATACACGCAACAACAATGACTTTACCTCGATGTTGGATTGATACAGACCATTGCAAAAAGTTAATAGATGCGTTAAGACATTATCATCGGAAGTATATTGATAAAAATCGTATGTTCCGAACTAAACCTGTACACGATTGGTCATCTCATGCGTGTGATGCTATGAGATACTTAAGTGTTGGGTTGCAAGAAATAAGTACTAGACAAGCTGCTCCACAAAGTGTAGCAGATAATAAATACAGGATTTTATAATATGAGTTCAATATTTTCACCAAAGATGCCAGCACTACCGCCAGTTCAACCTTTGCCGACACCCCCATCTACTGAAGTGTCTGATGAAGAGAAAAGAAGAATTGCAGCGGAACAGGCAGCGATTGAAAGAAAAAGAAAAGGTAGAAAATCAACAATCTTAACTGGACCGCTTGGAGTTGAAGAAGAAGCTGAAACAGATACAAAAACTTTATTAGGAGAATAATATGGGAGGAAGTCCAGCAAGAGCAGTAACAAGAATTTTTAGTCCACCAAAACCCCCTGCAGCTCCAGCACCCGCACCAACTACAGCAGAAGTTTCTCAAGCAACAGCAACTAGCATGGATGGATATGATGCAAGAAAAACAAAAGCACAAGGCAGATCAATGACAATTATGACAGGACCTAAAGGTGTAGAAGATGAAACATTAACATTGGGTAGAAAAAGTTTATTAGGAAAATAATGGCAGCGACTGATTTAACAAAAAAATTATTATCTCGTTTTGATAAACTAGCAGGTCAAAGACAAAATTGGGAAGAGCATTGGCAAGAAGTGTCAGATTATATGCTTCCTAGAAAATCAGATGTAACTAAAAAAAGAAGTCGTGGCGATAAAAGAATGGAGCTTATATTTGATAGCTCACCTTTACAAGCCTTAGAATTATTAGCAGCATCATTACATGGTATGCTTACAAATCCATCTACACCATGGTTTACATTAAGATTTAAAAACGATGAGATTGATAGCGAAGAAGAAGCTAAACTTTGGTTAGAAGCTGCAACAGAATCTATGTACACAGCTTTTAATCGTTCTAACTTTCAACAAGAAATATTTGAATTGTACCATGATCTTATTACCTTTGGTACAGCGGCAATGTTTATTGAAGAAGATGCAGATGATATTATAAAATTTTCTACAAGACACATTGATGAAATTTATATTGCTGAAAATGATAAAGGTAAAATAGATACCATCTACAGAAGATTTAAATTATCAGCGAGAGCTATTGTTCAAAAATTTGGCGATAAAGTATCAACAGATATTTTAACAATGGAGAAGAAAGACCCTTATCAAGAAATAGAAATTATACACGCAGTTTATCCAAGAAGTGATTTTGATCCTAAGAAAAAAGATAAAAAGAATATGCCATTTGAATCAGTTTACATGGAATATAAAAATAAAAATGAATTATCGGTATCTGGATTTAAAGAGTTTCCTTTTGTAGTACCTAGATATTTAAAAGCATCACATGAAATTTATGGAAGATCACCTGCAATGACAGCATTGCCAGATGTTAAAATGCTAAATGAAATGTCTAAGACAACGATCAAAGCTGCACAGAAACAAGTAGACCCACCTTTATTAGTTCCTGATGATGGATTTTTATTACCTGTAAGAACTGTACCAGGTGGTTTAAATTTTTATAGATCAGGTACAAGAGATAGAATTGAACCTTTAAACATTGGTGCAAACAATCCTTTAGGATTAAACATGGAAGAGCAAAGACGAGATGCAATTAGAGCTGTGTTCTATGTTAATCAACTTATGATGCAAGATGGTCCACAAATGACAGCGACAGAAGTTATTCAAAGAAACGAAGAGAAAATGAGATTGCTTGGTCCAGTATTAGGAAGATTACAATCTGAATTATTAAAACCTTTAATTGATAGAGTATTTAATATTCTATTAAGAAACAATCAATTACCCCCAGCACCTGAATTTTTATCAGGTCAGGATATAGAAATTGAATATGTTTCACCATTAGCTAAAGCACAGAAATCCACAGAGTTACAAT